GTAATTTACCAATGAAAACAAAAACCAAGATCTGAGCCAAAGAATCACCCCACTGAACATTGTAGTTCTAATAGCTGTGTGCGCTCTGAGTTTTGAAGAGGTGGCTGCTATATTTGTAGTGGTTATTCTTCCTTTACTCATCGCAACTGTTTTATTAGAATTATAGTTCGCGACAGCTATGGTGTTCCTAAAGATACTTAAGAGCTTCGTGCTCAAGATAATTACAGTGTGCTACCTTTTAGTAAGCTGGTTTATCTTTGTGTCTGGAACGTTATACGGTGTTTTAAGAAAAACAAAAAGAGTCTCTTCCACTCTTTTTGGATTGCAAATCATATTGATTAGCTTTATTTTCTTGATCCCTTGCTGTTTCGGAAAAATACTAATGTTAGTGAGTATGTTTTTCTTTGCCTCATTATCTATACGTAGCCCTAAACAGACGTCAATAAGAGTAGGAATGTTCCCTGGTCAGGAAGACATGACCGGTGGTTATGTTTATGCTCCTGGCGATAGATTTACGAGAGAATTGGTATTTAGAAATCGAAATTAGATTCCTGGGGATCGAAACGATTATGAAGGTTACCTACATGCTGGATTTGGCACCGTGAAGAGGGAAACTTTCATTGCTACACCCGAGCTCCAGAATACAGTAGCATAGTTGGGAACTTAATGGCCCAACCTTTCCAAAAAAGAGTTTTTAATCGACGCCATTAGAAATTTTTCTTTTTGTTCGAACATTTACTAATAGATTGCTAGCCTTAATTCGAAGGTTAATCTAAAAGAGAATGGTTTCGGATTTGCTTATTATAACGGTGAATTAGTAATTTTAACGAGTAACAAATTCTGTACCTTTAAGACTGCTTATATTGTGAGCATGCTTACTGGTAAACATATAGAATTTTAGAGAACTTATTCTCTTACTTGTCCGACGGTTCTAGATTGGATTATTTCTGTCTGTGACCCAAAGAATATTATTGCTAAAAAACTGTTTTCCGCGGAAAAAGGTTCAGATTGTAGTCATGTGCAAGCTTGTATTTCTGAGGATATCAGAGATCTACACTTCCCTGTAGCAAATAAAGCCTATTTTGGGTAGACTACTAACCTTTCTTACTCTCAGTGTAAGAGTAGGCATTAAAAATTAGTTAATGCTTTCGTTTAAGAAGGAATGGACTATTCTCTTGATATGTTCTATTCCTTTATCAATCAATATCTATATAGTGTAAAATTAAGCTATATGGAGGACTGCTTATGCGAAATCGATTGGGTGACTGCCATTAATAACACCATATCAAGTTGGGAGAATCCTCTTGTTAGTAAAGAAAGCAGAATTGTTTTGACTTATAACTTTATTAACGCTGTCCCGATTTGTTTGTGCTCTTATTGTTTCAGAAATTTAGTCTTGCACATGAAACATTTGAGCCTAGTCAAAAAACGAGGATTGAAAGAAGGTATTTTGTCGAAAAAAATCAGCAATAAAAGCTTTTTTGCAAAAACTAAGATTGGTGCTTTACCTTCTCATTTGTATCCTGCTGGCAGAATTGGAATGTATTTTTCTTCTCTTTATACGGATGCGTTAGCAAGTTATGAATCTTTAGAAGACTTGTTGCGTATCCTGAAAGAAGAATATACTTGGAAGAATTCGTTTCATCCAGGTTCCAGATCAATTGCTAACATTTGTGCTGATGAGACTTTAAAGACTAATCCTGATACTTTCTTGATTTCTGTATAGAGTAAATACATGTTCGACTTGAATTGTGTTTCTCAGAACGCTTCCGGCGTTTTTTACAGAAAAGATTGTACTATGCCTGATTATAGTTACAATCATTAAAATGATACTCCTGTGAATCGCCAAAAACTAGCTGCAAAAGGTATTACCTTAATTACTCAGCGTTGTGTCGCACCAACCTAGAAGAACTAAGCTGATACTTTTAACATTATGGAAATGCATAGGTTAATAGCGCCGATATTTCTTGCCTCCGGATGTAAGTAAGTGAAATTTGTTTTTAATGATATGTTCTGGTATCTCTATTAACAATAACATGCCTGGAACATTTATTTTACGGGCTGGAGAACTGGCTCTATTTTTAATAATGGCAGGTCGATTACCTAAAATCCTGTCCTTCCAACTGATCCTCGTCAGGTTTAAGTAGAAATCGTCGGGGCTGGGTTATAATTCCCAGACTTTTCACACTTTAATTTCATTGGTGATGGTGAAGGTTACGCTAAAGTATTAGGTAACGTAGTTCATTATCATGCTAAAGGTAATGGTGATCCTTATGTACACTCTAATGTATAAATAGGACCCGGTATGACTGTGACCAGGTAATTCTAGATGAATGTACCTGAATACTCACATCATTGTCCCGTATTTTATAAGATCTTTCGTGGAACGCATATCAACTTATATTTGAACGACAATGTTCTCCCTTCTGTTGATGCTTTTCCGTAAGTCACTACTTTGTTTGTATCTTCTGACTTAATTTATAAGAATGATAGTAAATAAAAGTACTCGTCACTATTAGTTAAAGCTGCCAGAGAATTTCCGATGATAAGTTATGGTCTACTTATTGCTATAAGAGACAGAAAAATTTCCATTGGAGATGTATTAAAATCTCGCTACAACAATGTTGAGGGATTAGCTTTAAATTGGTAGCATGTTACAGCTTGGGATTGGGATTTCATCTTTAGATTGCTTTTTTCTGGATTAAGTGCTATGTCTTTTAGCTCAATTGCGGTTTATTTGCTAAGGGATTAAATTCAAGAATTTTTCTAAGAACATCACTTAGTTTAAAAAATTGAATAATTCTTTTGCAATACCATAGTTGATATCTTGCTAGGAACGCTAGTCTTGATGATCTCCACCCACGTAATGATCTTTCGTCGTTGGTATCAACACGTATGGAAAGATATAATTCTTCCCTTCTTCAAAAGGAGTGAAGTCTAGAGCTTCAGTATTGAAGACTATATTAAAATAGGCGTTCTTTTAGTTAAGAAAGAGAAACCTACTTTAAATGTACTAAATCGAACACTTAGAAAGATTACTATCTTTGTGGATCGAGTTGTGACAACTTGGGATCAAGCTTGTTAGTTTGCTGTTTAGGAAGATGAATCAAGTTTGTCATCTATTAAAGTAAACTATTAGTAGAGCGGTCCTAATGTAACTGTCAACGACAAAAATAGGCGAGTTGGAACATACCACCATCGTTCTTTATAAAATTTATTCTTTTCGATTGGTAACCGTCTTTTCAGCCCTATGAGCGGGGTTTCTGAAGAATGGTTGGAATTAGCTGAAGATGTCATGTCTAAAGACATTCTTCCAAAACTAAGAGATTTCAACTTTGAAAAGCTAGAGGATCCGATCGATATAATTTAAAGCAAAGATACTTGGTCATCTAACAAAAAGAAAGAGTGTCTACGAGTTTTAAATATTGCTAAAACTGATAAGTTTGTAAAACTTAGAGATAACTTCAAAATGTTTTAAAAATCTTTTGAAGAAAATCCTATTTCTTCTGACGTAAAACTAACAACTGGGAAATAGGGTGAATAGAATTGGTTATACTCTGAAGGAGACTCCAAAAGAGGTAGACTAGTTTAAGATAAGCCTGAAAGAAGGTCAGGGCTATGTATTATCATAGCTAATTATTTGAATCAGATTTTGGGTGAGAAGATAGATTCTTACTCTTATAAATCCACAAATTAGAAACTTTAAGAGAGCATCTAAACTTTTGTCGATACATGTCCTTCCGGTCCTTAAATGTTAATGACTGACTTCAAAGCTATGGATAGTTGCGTGTATCAAGAAACGAAAGATGCTATTGAAGTTAGATTATTGCGAACTTTATAACCAAAAATAGCTAAAATCTTGTCTAAGAAGTTTGGATACTAAAAAATCTGGATTCAGGATGCTTTTGACGCTTTATGTCAAAAGTAAAATAAATATTTTTTTAAAAATGATAGATTGAATATCTTCATTTCGGTAAAAGGGGGGAGAGCATCAGGAGACCCTTTGACAACTGTTGGAAACACGTTGTCTACAATTGTCCTGATGAAAGCTGCTGCACGAGTTCTACCTTCTTAAGATTTCTTCTTAAAATGTTCTGGAGATGATATGATTAGTATTTTTAGGTCTACTCATTATCGTTCTCTATTTCTAGAAGAATTATAACGATTAACTAATCGTGATATTGAAGATGATAGACTTTGTAGTGGTTTTATTATCGAAGATGGAGATATTATGAAATCCAGTTGGTATGGCGAATTCTGCTCAAAAGTCATACTTTACAGCACTACTGGGAAGATTTCAGTTTCTCCTAAAGTCAAAAATTTTATGTTTAACAGTCGCTTTTATTGTGGACATTCTTAAATAATGATTTCTAATCCAGCTGAACATCGATTAGCTGTTGCCTAATCTAAAGATCTAGCTTCATGTGATTTGTCTCTTCTCAGGATAATTACATAAATTTGGTACTTGAGAACGGAAAACACTATTTTAGTCTTTAAGATAGGGGAATGGATTAAGAAATTTGGAGATTTTTGGCGTCAAGAAAACATCCTTGAAAACATGGATTAACATTCAAAAGATCTAGTTTTCGCGAGGTATGTGGAAGAAATAGAAGGGATTGACTACCACCTGACTATTTAAAGCTGTATATGTGCTCTGGAAGACAGAGTTGATATAATCACCTGTTGGACTAAGCACTGATTTTGATTGAAATGAAATGATTTTTAATGAAAATAAATATAAAAAAATAAAAACAAAATAAAATTTAAAAAATTAAAAATAAAGGCATTTAACTAAAAAATCTAAAAAACAAAAAACAAAAGGTTTATTCTTTCTTCTTAGAAAAGGATAAACAGAAAAATTCCGTAATAAAGACTAGCTGATTTCTACTAGTGGAAGAAAATGCCGAGTTGGTTCTATCCAAATCAACAAATCGGTGCCGTCACTGGCCAAGTGTAACCTCTACCTAGCTACTGCTAGGGAAACAAATTCACTTGTAAAACAAATCATA